GATGGTAAGTCTGGATGGGCTGAGAATATGCTCTTGCTTATTCAATATGGCGACAAAATGGGGACTGTCCCCGGCATGTGGGCTAAATATCAAGCCGGATTAAAAGAAGGGCTTTCAGATGAAGAAGCAATCCTCGAAGCTGAAAAGTTAGTCAATAGAACTCAGAACACTTCGGCACTATTTACGCTTTCGCCACTTCAGAGGGGCGGTTCATGGGCTAGACTTCTTACTATGTTTCAAGACCAACCCAACAAATACTTTAGATTAATAGACGCTAATATTCAGGTCTTTGCTACAGGGCGCGGTAACAAAGTAAAAGCGCTTTCAAATATCTTTATTCTGTGGGTTATCATTCCTGCCTTGTTCCAGTTTATAAGTGATGGCTTCGAATGGAAAGAGGATAGACAGTTAAGAGCGTGGTTATTGGGGCCGGTAAACAATCTTCTTATCTTCGGTTCTTTGGCTCAGTCTGCGGTAGGTTGGATAACAGGCGAAAATTATGACTACGAACCCTCACCCGTATTGCAGATTGCGGATGACATACAGACGGCAATCCAGAAGGGTTTAAAACTAATCAAACAGGGAATTGATCCTTACACTAATGTCTCTATGGATGACGTTATAGCAATGGTTGAATACGTGGCAAAGGCAATCGGTGGGGCGACTGGAATCCCTACTCCTTATATAGTTCAAGTAGAGAAAGCGCTGCGAAACGGAACCCCAATTAACCTTTTATATTCTGAATGGGCGTTAAAGGATGCGACACCCGACGATAATACCAAGGCCGAAGATGCTATCTCTCAATTAGGAACTACGGAAGAGCAAACCGAAGCCGAAATCGAGGCCGGACGTGAAGTAGAAATCTACGATATGAACGACCTCGAAAATAAATTAAGTTCTATTTATGATTCGGTCTTACCTTCGAAGATAAATTCAGACAATGAGCTTGTAAATCATGGGTTGAAAAGGAAACCCTTTGGAGTGAAGTGTCAACTATGCCAGATGTCGCTTTAAAGGACTTAATTAAATATGATTCTAACGGAGAAAATATCTTTGACTGGTATACACAGTGGCAGGATAGACAGAAAATAACTAACCTTGCCGACCTTAAAGACTTTGATAAACTCTACCCTAACGCCTATAAAGGGAATATATCCAAGAGGGAATACGAATTAGTAACCGGATATTTTAACTCAGAAGATAAAGAAGCCTACATCAAAGACAATCCCGAAATGAATACTGTTTTACAAGACCAATATTTAAAAGACAATCCCGATGATAATGCCTTGCTCTTTATCTGGGGCGAAACCGAATTGATGTCTTATGAAGCCTACCAAAAGGCTCAAACATTAATGGACGAACTCGATATACCGGATAGCGCATTATCATTTGACTTGCCCTCCGATGAAGCGTATAAAAAATACTTCGAATATACGGGCAAGATGGCAGAGTATGGGAAAGAATCCTCGCTCCATTTCTCACTATCGAGTGTAACCGAGGACAATCTAAATCTATTCTATCTCGATATGCAATATGCACTTTTGAGAAATAAAGACGGGACTACTGATACTAAAGCAAGAGAGAACTTTAGAAGAGCGCATAAAGATTACAATCAATACGGAATCGATCAAGGCTGGTGGAAGCAATTATCTTAAGGAGGCTATATGAAACAAAATATAACAATCGTAACAAGAACGAAGATAGCAAACCCGAATTACAGCGAGGATGTCGCCAGGGTGTCTGAGGCAAACAAAACACCTTATCCCACACCGAAAGAGATAGACGATGTTAAAAGAACGTCTATTTTGATTAACGGTGAACCGGTTGTAATAAGTAAGCTATCGTCTTATATTACAGAACAATTCGAAGTCGAATAAGCCCCCGGAATTTTTAACGTAGGGCTTTTTTATTTAAAGGAGACAAATATCATGGACGGAACTGAAAATAAGCAGGACACGACGGCGACATCAACCTTGCCGGCGGCTTCTGACGACAAACAGGGAACTTCAAAGGAAACCCCTCAAACTTTTACTATGGAACAGGTTAAGGCTATGCAGGAAAAGGCAGTCAATGATTACGCTTCGAGGACTGGCCGCAAGGAAGAAAATCTTACCAAGCGTGAAAAAGCTATCCAGGAAGCCGAAGCCCAGAGGCAGAAAGAGGCAGAAGACAAAGAGTTGGCATTTCTGACCGATGCCACAAAGGACAACCCAAAAGAAATGCAGACGCTTCTTGATTGGAAAAAAGCACAAGCCGACAAAGTACGCGCTTATAATGCCGAGAGGGCGGAAGTCCAACCCTTAATCGATGTAATCAAGGAATTGGGGTTTAATAACGCTGAATCCCTTAGGCAGACATTAACACATGCCAAAGCTGCTGAATTTGAATCACTTGTCAATAAAGTAGCCTCTGAAAACAATGTTGATGCCGTTGCCCTTAAAGACGGTGCCGAGGAGATGGGTTTAAAGGACGAGGCAAAGATAAAAAAGCTTGCTACTTCCATGCCGAAGAAAACTGTTGTAAGCAACCTTGATTCAGGTAAGACAACCGGGGGTACAAAAGAATTAACACAAGGTGAAAAATTAAAATTGAGATACCCAACAATGAAATAAATATGGAGGAAAAATAAATGACCACAGCTTTAACTTCAACATTCCCTACTTTACTCGACTATGCAAAACGCGTCGATCCCGATGGCGGGATAGCTGATGTAATAGAGGTATTAGCTCAAAGTAACCCAATACTAAGCGATGCTTCTATTATAGAGGGTAATTTACCAACAGGGCATCGTTCAACGCAGCGCTCTACTCAACCCACAGGGTCGTGGAGGCTTTTGAATCAAGGTGTTGCGCCGGAAAAGAGTACTACGAAACAGGTAGATGATACCTGTGGAATACTTGAGGCGTACTCAAAAATTGACGTAGATTTAGCCATGTTAAATGGTAACGAGGCTGCATTCAGGGCTTCTGAGGACGATGCCTTTGTTGCGGGGCTTTCTTCTACGGCGGCTACTGCGATTATGGAAGGCAACTCTTTAACTGATCCTGAACAACCTCACGGGCTACTTCCGAGGTACAACAGCTTAACAACTGGCTATACCACACAGACAATTTCTGCTTCCGGCTCCGGCTCCGACAATACCTCAATATGGCTTGTTACTTGGGGTCCGAAGACTTGCACTTTGATTTACCCGAAAGGCAGCAAGGCGGGATTGGTATCTGACGACTTAGGCAAGCAATTAATCACTGATTCCAGTGGCTATATGTATCAGGCCTATGTTAGTAAATTCCAATGGAAACTTGGTCTTGCTCTTATGGATTATAGGTATGTTCTCCGTATCTGCAATATTGATGTGTCTGATTTAACAACCGATGCGTCAGCTGGTGCCGACCTTATTACAAAGATGGTGCACGCCTATTTCCAGAGACCAACGGAACTTATTGGCAATCCTAATATGGCGCGGACATATTGGTACTGCAACAAGACTATAGCCGAATACTTGACCGTCCAGGCTTCCAACAAGGCAAATGTAAATCTCACTATGTCGAACGCAGGTGGCGAACCCATAGTCAATTTCTATGGTGCACCTGTCAGAATCTGCGATGCAATCGGTTCTGACGAATCTCCTGTTAGTTAAAGGAGGTAATAAAAAATGTACGTAGATAAAAATCTTCAATGTAGTGCCGCACAGGCTTTGTCATCCGCTTCTACTATAAGCGATTACTCGGTGAATTTGGGAGACGATTACCGTGACGTCGGTAAGGGGCAACAACTTTACGCTATTATCACTGTTGATACAAGCGCTGCTACTGCTGATGCCGCTGACACCGTAACCTTTAGTGTTATAACCGATAGTACCGCTAACCTTGCTACTTCGGCCACAACGATAGCTTCAACTGGTACTTATACAGGGGCTGTCTTGACGGCGGGTAGAGCACCCATTGTTATCCCTATCCCGATGGGGATAATAGACCAGTATATAGGCATTTACTATACACTAAGTGCCGCGTTTACGTCCTTTACAGTTTCGGCCTGTATCGGATTCGATTACCAGTCTAACGTTTAAATTCTCTAACGTGGGGAGCGTAAAACTCCCCACGATTATCTTAAGGAGGTAAATAGAGATGGTTTTATTTAAAGGTACAAATATATTCAAACACCTTGGTATTTCAAAAGGTGGTACTGTTATCGGAGAAAACTTCATTCGTGTAGATCCAACTTATACCATCACAAAAGCAATGGCACAAGTTACGGTGGCTAAGCCTATTATTATTTGCGCTCCTGGTACTTATTCAGAAGATATAACTTGGAGTGATGTTAATGGTGTAATGTTACTCGAAGAAATCCCCGGAACTGTAACCGTAGAAGCTGTAACGGCAAACGCAATCTCGATTGATCCTGCTGCTTCTTCTAGCACATGGTCAGCAACAATCGGAGTCAGTCTTTCACATGGCGATGGCTTAGTCGGGCTTCAAATAGACAATGCCTCTGTTGGCAAGAGAATGAATATCTTCCTTAAAAATGTTAATATTGAATCTGAAACAGCAACAGACCACGCTATTGATGTTAATCGTAGCGGGGCTGCTACCGATGCTATCCGTATCTATGCTACAGGGCAGAATAATACCATTGAAGGATTAGTTCATGCTATTTTTGAATCTGCTGATGACAGGATTAGATTTAGTGGTTATAGACTTGTCGGTGGTATTACGCAGACAGGCGCGATAGCTAATGCTGAGATTACACTAATCAATTGTGGTATATTAACAAGTGGTAGAACATTTGATGCTGCAATTACTCATAACCTTATCGGATGCTGGACTGAAACAGATGCTAACCCGAATGTCTATGTGGCTGTTACCGATGAAGTAGCACAGACCGCAACAAGTTAAATTAACTGCCATAGCCGAGGGCTTTATACTCGGCTAAAAGGTAAAAATGAGAACAAGGCAAGAGATATTAAAAGAATATAAACCGGATTCAGAGCATATTCTCGAAGTCTTACTCGATATTCGGGATGTATTAATTAAAGAGACTAAGAAAGAAAGGAAGGTTAAAAATGTCAATCCCAATAACAAGAATCGCAAACAAACTATTCAGTAGCCCTGTTTTAATGTCTGGCGGAACTGGTATTGCTACATATGAGAAAGGCTCTCAGGATTTAGGCACGCATCAAAAGGGTACCGGCTGGGTTGCCAATTTATACGGCGGGGTGCAATCTGGTAATGACTGGGCGGCTTGCTATATTCCAGTTGATGAAGTATTCGTATCTGATTTTAATTCTGCTTTATGGACATGGTATCAGACAGCCACTGAGACAATGGGGCTTGGCATGGTAGTTTGGGTGCACGATCCGAACAATCTCGATAACAGGGCAGAGATTACACAACTTGCTAATGTAGTCGGGTTAGATAAGAGCGCAGGGTGGAATTCACACGAATTCGACAAGACTGTAACACAGATGTTTTTTTACGGTGAAAACACTACAGGAACAGATTTGACAGCAGGCACTCAGTATACATGGGCACAATTCCAGACCGACCCATTGTTCAGGAATTGGACAATTTATCGTGTATCATTTGACTGGGGATGGGAATCATCGGGTACTTTCGAATCGGCATATCTCGCAGAAGTTAAACTGAACGGAGTTAGTATACCAATAAGACCAGATAGAACAGAAATCTCAAATTTAATTTGCTCAACTTGGAAATCCTGCGTTATCGCAGACGAAGGTACGGTTTCCGCTGAATGCGATTTAGGGGCACCGTATAAATATGTAACAGTTCTTAACCCCACAATAGATTCAGCGGCAGTTTCTTTATCCGGGGCCATGACAGCCGGTGGAACTTATTTCCCTGTATATGTCATAGATTCTACAGGGAAAGCATCTACGGCTGAAATTACCACAGCGGCCACAACGTCTAAAGCTACTATTTATCATTGTGGTAGTTTCCAGTATATTAAGGTTAATTTTGGGGCAGCGCAGAACAGTGGCCCATATACGTTATATTTAAGAGGGTTTAATTAATCTAAGAGGTGTTTAAAAACTCTCTAACTCAGTAAAAGGTGAAAGCCTGGAAGATATACTCAAGGAAATTTAAGAGGTGAATTATGGACACGCGGCAAGCAAAAACCCTTAGTGGTATGAATATAAAATGGACTGCGGAACACAGAGACGGTATTTGTGAGAACTGCGATGTTCAAATGGAACTCCGAGAGGTTAAAA